CTGCGCGGCACATGTAGCCCCCAGTTTCTCCTAGACTGGTATGCAATCATAGAATCTAGACCCGATATCGCCTACTTAGCTCTAAAACAATCCTAGAGCGTTCAAATGCAAATAAGTAACACTCCTATAACACAATTAGTTTACTACATTCCTCGCGAGACTAACATATCCACAATCGTCAAATACTCACTACCCTAGCACGAGGGCGTTCTCAATATGCTCAACGGCTGCAATATTCCTTGCGTTGACGAATGTCTTCAGGACATGTCGAATATTCAATGCTTCCACGTCAGCTTTGCTCAACGTCACGGAATACCTCAACTCTTAGCCTACTATTACTTAAATTCCCAAGTACCTTACGACGTCCGTGGAATAAGTGTTAGAGATGTGCTTCAGATTGAAAAAGACGACACCATAGTCAATTGTGGTAGAGAAGGTCGTTAAACCTACACTCTCCCCTGGACCTTTGAAGTTATGAACAGAATTATTCTTTTGATTGTTTCACTCAACACCAAGTTTAGGTTCTCCAAGATCCTCAATTCTTTTCTTTTTGTCATTCTTCAGGTCATTTACACCCTAGCTTCGCATTACGCAGTCATTGCTGTTAACAATTCCGTTTATCATTGCCCTTAAGAAGCCAGTCATCCACTTGCCACTGCTCTAGCGGCACTTAGTTACTCATTAATCACCTATTTCGTCACCAAACTTAAAACCAAGAACGTTTACATATCTGGTTTGTTTGCTGTGTTAGCTGCTGCTTTAGTTAAACAACATAAACCTCATGTACCTAAAACAGACAAGGATGGGTTTTACAACCTCATTGATGGCCATTGGACTTACAACAACACTCACCGAATAGAGTTCTAGTGCATAACTTGGATCGAATAACTCATCCAACCTTACCGACGAGGCCTCACCAGCTATTACAAAACTCTTGAAACAGCGAAACAAGGAATACACACACCAGCTTTCCGCTCTTGTTTTGTTAAATTTTTCACCCTTCAACGATACGAAGTAGATAAGGAATTCACTAGCATGTGGTGGGCTGCTTGGAACTATGCTCCCTCTAAGTACAAGCCTGGCTCCTGGGAAGATATTGACCGCGCACTCATCACCATACCTGGCCTTCTCAAATGCCTCGATGTTCAAAAACTCATGAAGAATGCTGCTACAACACGCGTATTGACTCCTGGTGTCTACGGCACACCTCTAAACCCTAATGTGTCTCTCAACTCTCTGGTTTCCACACTGAAAGCTGGACCTTCCGCTAATTTCACCGCAGATGCCATTCTGCGTTTCGGTCCTAAGCTCCAGCAAACTTCTCCCAAACTTTGGCGTGACATATGGGTCGCTTCAATGTACGACAAAGTCACCTATCTCCCTGGAACCATACTCGAAATGGACTAAGTTCTCATCAAGTACCCTATCATCAAATCAATGAACAGCCCCGCTATGGTCGTCGCTGCGCTCAAGTCGATGATTGCTACCAACCACATATGCGAACCCCAACAAATGTTTTTCGACAAATCCCAACCACGCCACCATGATTTTTCTGACAACGAGTCAAAAATTTCAATAATATCAAAGGGAGTCGATATATTGGGACTGAAGTTCAAGCTCACCACCAAATACGGTTATGAGATGGTTTCACATCTGAACTACCACAACAGTGCTGTGAGAACTGAAATAAACCACAGTTATCAACCTACATCACTCGATGAACCAGTCCTTTTCGTGGATGTTGAGGCTAATGCTTAGACTAAAAAGCTTACATCACTACAAGTTTACGAACCTTCCTCTAACATCGTCCAAATAATGCTCTAGCCCACAGATGAAGTGCTGCGTGATTTCAAGCGTGACACCGTTGGAGCTCTCAAAATCGTTTGGGATGACACTCTTGATGGTCAATATATCGGTGACGGCATAGTTGATTTACAAAAAGCTTACATGGTTCACTGCACCATTAGACACAAACCTTCTCTTAAAATAATCTCCTCCATGTTAGGTACCAAAGTTAAGAAAACTAATTGCAATGACAAATCCTATGACTTCTCCACTCTCACTCAGAATTCTGTTGAGTATTTGCGTAATGACGTCTTAACCATGTACAACATACTTGTTGCGTTAGCTAGCGGCATGCTTAATCCCACAGACACAGCCAATATCCTCATACTTCAGAACATAACTTTTAGAGGTAAAATGGCTGCTCTCATTAAGAAGCATCACACAAAACACTGCACTCGAGGCTACGAATAACTCATACCACTCTAACAATTGTTGGGTACTCAAGTAGCTATAGACGTCTCTGATGGACACCATTCTCGCTGTTTCATGGCATTAGTAGTTTGGCACTATCGTAACAAAGATGAGAGTAGTGCAGAAATGATTGCCCTATAACGTAATGAAGACTGGATTCATTCAGAGTTTCTTGCAGTTTGTGAAGAGAACAGATGGCAGACATTACAAGCACATGGCGGGGTCAACCACGACGAAATAATATACTGGATGATTGAGAACAACATACGTGGACGATATCGTGACTCTTCTCTCATGATCGATGAATCTACTGGCAAGGCTGGCGCTAAACTTGAGCTAGACATTCTGGGCCATGAGGGCCATGCTTGGAAAGTTGTTGAAAACAGTAACTAGAACAAAGCAACAGACTGCAAATGTGAGGGTTGCGTTCATCTCATGCGTTAGAAGCTTTGGCTTAGACACTTGAACGCTTATGATTCGATTGAAGCTGAAGAGAAAGCAGACAACCATCACCATCTCATAAAAGGACGCAGGACCCACAAGCACGGCATCAAGATAAAAGCAGGCAAAATTCCAAAAACCCACAGTTATGTTGGACTTGATGATGAAGGTTAGCTCAAGATGTGGAGTGCATGCTTGGGTAACACAATGGACTACCCCATGTCCAATCAGATTCGTATAACTGGTTACAATTCCTCCTTACACCAAACTGACTGCCACCCTGCTACTCGACATTAGGTAGGATTCGTGTTTTAGGACGCTGCCACTGAATTTCACTCGTAATGTCCTCACAATATGATGAGCGCCATGTAGTATAGGACCTCACGTGCTCCTTTGTAACCTAGTGCTTTCATGGCCATTCGATTCCACCAATATTGTCAAAAGTATGTTGACCTCAATTTTGTGCATGCAGATAGTGTTGACGAGGATCGCCACACAGGTGTTGGAAATTACATAAATAATTTGAAAAAGCTCACCGTTAGAAGGAAAGAAGTTAGAATAGCTTAAGCTCAAGACGGACTAAATGGCAAAACGTTGTCCTATAGTACCAAAATGTTCATCAAAAACGAAGTTGTCCCTGATGGCAAACAACCTCGAGCTATACAGGCCATGAATGAACCCGTTAGAGACCTTTCTGCACTGGCATATAAATATGTTGAGGAATAAGTTTACTCCTTACCATTCATGGTCAAGAACATCCCAGGCAATGAACGTGCTAATTACCTCTGCAAACGCTTGGAAGGTAATCACACCTACCTGGAAACTGATTACTCACAATACGATAAAACCCAGCGCAAAGTCCATCTAGATGTTGAAATGATGTTGGTTAAGAAAATCGTTCCTGATATGCTTGATGAATGGATATGCTGCACTTAATAACCAGACACTATAAGAGCTGGAGAAATTACTGCTCAAGGACCCAAAACACGTAAATCGGGTGAGCTCATGACATCACTGGGTAACACTCTCATTAATTATCTAGTTGCCCAAATGACAGCTGACCAATTAAACACCCAAATTCGGGTTATGGTAGAAGGTGACGATGGAATAATAGGCACAGATCATGATGACTTTGCTGACCAGATGAAAGCTAACGCGTTCGCTCTAGGACTTGATCTCAAGATGGGGATAAAGTCCAGTTTAACTGAGGTCGAGTTTTGCAAGCAAAGATTTATTGAGGATTCCACGACAGGACTTTATTACTCCTACAGATCCCTACATTCATCACTTCTTAAATTCGGTTGGGACTCTAAGAACCAAGGAACAAATAATAGTAAGAAGAGTCAACGTGCCTGTGCTGCCAGGCTCAACAGTTTTGATGTTGAGTACGCCTGTTTCCCTTCAATGATGGCTTTGTCCAAGACAATACGTCGGAAACTACAACACACCACTCTAAAACAATATTCAGAACATTATCACAAGTGGGGAAACAAAACAATTCCTTAAGAAGCGATCAACTAATTTGAAACTCTTTACGGCTCCTCTCTTCAAACAATTACTCAGAGAGTAGACGATTAAGGGTACTTGGCCGTTCTTAGTGTTCACGATGTACCTGAATTATTATTCACCGAGAAATCCACTACTCTTCCGACCTATGCTCCGGACGGGATTTTGATAAGATAAGCCCAACAATTTGGCACTTGTAAACTCCTAGGTCGCCTATTAAATATGAAACCAGCTAAATCTTCTTAACCGAAATATACTGCTGCTGAACGACGTGCTTACTAGAAGAAGTAGCGCGAGAAGAACGATAATACTTCTCACAACAAATAGAGACATCAGAAGAAGAAACCGCGTGATGTCCGCGACCCCTTTCCCCAAGGTACTCGTGCAGTCAGTTACATTCCCAAAGATAACATGCTTTAAGGTGATGACACTACACCTGACCGCGGGTCTCAAGGCAACGGTCCAAAACACCTTACAGAATTTTGGAACGCAGTCATGGGTAAGAAAATGCCTACTAGAAGTGAGTGGAACAGCGTCAAACCTATATTGGCTTTCCACGCCAGCAACGAAATACAGTGGCTTAAAACATTGCTTCAACCTTTCACCGCTGAAATTGCTCGTATACCACAAGTCATACCCTTGAGAACTGCTATCGCTTTTCACAAGGAATAACAAACTTTCACAGTTGGTGAATCGGGCAATGCTTACATATGGGTCTGGTACCTGGCTTCAAACACATCTTCAACACTCATAGTGAAAGATGCTCCTATGGAAGTCTCAGATGTTTAGTCAAACACTTCCTGCGTCCATTTCTTCAATTCTAATGGCGATGACAAAACTTAAATAGGAACCAAACCACTACCCATAACAAGATTCACAGCTGGCCGAGTTACGTCCGGAGGATTCAGACTCTCTACTTTGTCGAGTGTTTTGAACATTTAAGGTTAAGTCCAAGTTCTTTATAGTAGACTTCCTTATCTTCCTAAGTTCCCGCTTTCAGCAGGAATGTATTCTGACTAGAGATGCAAATCCTACACTATGCTGTCTATAGCCGATTAAAAGTACGTGACAGGACATTACCTACCTGCGAATGGTGCATAGATGAGCATGTTCGCGCAAACAGATTCACCACTCCTTTCTGATTGGACTGAAGATGTGCAAGATGACCTTCCTGGCCCTGAACCAAAACCAATCTACAAACTCTAATCCAGCCCCAACAGTTTTGAATTCGGTAGCAATTACAGAATAGAGAAAGCCTCTTTGTTCAGACCTCAACAAGTTCTTATTTCCATAACTGGTTCTCCTGGCGTTTCGATGCGACTTGAGACTTGTGTGAACTATGAAGGTTATCCTAGAGCCGATCTCACCGGTATTGCCCCCACTAGGGCTGCTTAATCCGCCTCTTCACCAGAGCACATATTGTCCAAAGCAGGACAAGTTGAGCCGGTCAAGATCTCTGCTGCTGAAGATGATGAACGTAGTTATTCCCAAATACCTCTGGGACAAGGCAACACCACTGGAGACACTGTTTGGAACGTGTTTGACGGCATTGCAGAAGGAACTGGATTTGGCACTTATGCTGATTCCATCGCGAAAACCATTGAGTGGTTATCGTGAAAACCGCCGAGCGGGTCAACGCCCGGCTGAATCTTTTCAACAAAGATTCTCCATATGTAGTCATAGAGAGACTCGTTAAAACTCTAGTGTAATTCGCGCACTCCAAAGTTCTTCGGAAC